ATAAGGAAATTGTTTATTAAAAGGAAAGATATTGCATTTATAGATGGCGACCAAGATTTAGATTTAAACATTTTTGTATATAAAAAATACTTATTAAATACTAGAACTATTTTTATTAGACAACAAGACAAAAAAGCTAATCCACCTAGAAAATTAAAAAGTTTACATAAATTAGAAACATTATATCTTAATAATTTCTCAAAAAAGAAGGAAATTGTTGATAAGTGTATTGCTATCTATATTCATAAAGTATTAACGGAAGGATATAACAATATTACCGTAGTATCATCTGATTATGATTTTATTGATATTTTTCGACTTATTATTACCCTAGAAACCTTACCCACCCATATAAAATTCCGCCTAATTATCCCGAATCCTATTGGCAAAACCGCATCATTACCAGACAAATACTATAACATTGAAGTAGTTAAAATTCACTAAAAACTCTTGCATTATTCCTAGAGCAGTTGTATAATATTACCTAGAACAATGTGAGTGAGATTTATATGATGACTTCTAAAGATTTGTATATGGGTATGGTTATAATGACTGGAGTAGTATCCGGTTCATTTGTAGCTTTATATGATCTAAACAAAGCTGATATGATGGAAACAGCTTCTTATCAAATTAGTCTGATTACTGATTTGTTTAAGAGATCTCCAGAAAAAACTCCTGAGACTGTTACTGCATCATTGCCTGAAAGATCTATTCCTCCTACTATACCCGAAGATAAGGTTAGTAAAGTTGTAAAACCAGAATATAATTTCACACAATATCCTGCCCCGACTTATACTAAATTTACTGCCATTAAGAAATTGGGTAAGGTTTCTGCTAATTTTGGTGGTAAATATTACATTAAAGGCTTTGATTGTACTCGAAATGGTTGTTCTAGTTATATGTTGTATGATTTAGAATTTGGTAGAGAATTAGGTCCAATGAATGTCGAAGATTCTAATAACAAATATAAGAAGGATATTAAAGCCATTAAACTGTTTTTTCAGAAAGATAGTACTCTATTAGTTATGCGGTTATTTACTGCTATTGAGTGTAAAGAACAACAATTTGATATGAAAGACAATACCTTTATTCGTGTGGATACTAATTTGTCTATGGATTGTGGGTCATAAATACTTTTTATTGGACAACTGATAAGGAGTAATGTATAATGGCTTTAACATTAAGAGAGAGAAATGTAATGTATCATACCGAGACTGATATTGAGGAACAGTTACGCAAAGGTAACGTAACTGTAACATTTAGGAAAAAAGATGGTACAGAAAGGGTTATGAATTGTACTACTAATTTTGATACAATTCCTAGTGAAAAACATCCGAAAGGTACTGGCAACAATTTATCAAAAGAGGTGTGTAGATGTTTTGATACTGATATAAATGAATGGCGCAGTTTTAGGTGGGATTCCGTAATATCCTTTGAATTTTAATTGAGGTATATAATGTTATCAAATCCAGAAGATAGAAAATCGTTACGAGATGCAGTTAATGAAATCAGTAACGCTTATACGAGAACAGAAGCAGAACGAGATTTAGTAAAAGATATTGTAGCAACTATTTCTAAAAAGTTGGATATTCCTCCACGAACTATTAGGAAAATTGCTAGAATTTATCATTCCCAAAGTTTCAATGAAGAACAACAATCTTTTGAGGAACTTGAGTCTCTTTATTCAGAAATGACGAACGTATAATATCATGACTACCATACCAAGAAAATTTAATACCGCAAAAAATCTAGCTATTATTGCCGGATCTTCCCCTAATGAACCTATTGTAACGGAGAACAATTATAACGAAGATATTAGTGCGGCATTAAATTGGTATGGTAATCATGATATCAACAAAATACGAAAATATGCCATTCAGTATACAACTATTACTGAACGAGAAGAATGTTTATACGCACTAGAAAAAGCTACTGATGCCGAAATTAAGTATATTGGTACACTAGGTAGATTATTGCTTAGAAATCAATATGTATCGGAAAATCATATTCAACTTACTATAGATTCATTAAACAATCTTTACAATAAATATCAGAAACCCGTAACAGTAAAAGAAAAAGTTGTTGCCGAACCTATTGACAAAAGTAAAGAAATTGTTAATAAATATGGGGCTGAAATTGATAGTGAGATTGATTATTTCATTGTTAATAAGAATTCCACTTTTTCTACTAAAGCTTTTCTAGAACAAAACAATATTAATTCTATCATTGCTAAAAAGATTGGGGCATTATATACAGGCACATTAGTAGAGTTAGAATTGTGCGATACTGATGCAGAATTACGCAGTGGATATTCTAACTTCTCTAATAGTCAGTTAAAAAAGTTTAGGGAATTTATTAGGGGTATTATTAATAATTGCAATCAACATTCAGAATCAACAAAAGTCAAGAGAACAGTACGAGTAGTAAAACCCAAATCACCCGTTGTAATTACTGCTAAAGTTCAATATTTAAGAGAATTTCCTGAATTAGAGTTAAAATCTATTCCAGTAGTTAAACTTGTAGATACCACTGAAGTATGGTTATATAATACTGTGAATAGGAAAATTACTGTATATTATGGAGCAGATGGGGGTAATATGACGGTAAAAGGTACAACATTAATTAACTATGATATTTTGAAATCTGTTACTAAAACATTGCGCAAGCCCGAAGAATCATTTAAAGCACTTCTTAACTATAACAAAAGAACGCTCAATAATTGGTTCAAGAGTATTACTACGAAATCTATTGTAGTATCAACGGGTAGATTGAATGCTGACAGTATTATCATAGCCGCATTTTAAGGAGAACTAAAATTTTACTCATAGACTTCAATCAAGTGGCATTATCTAGTATTTTCGATATGCCTACAGAACTTAATCAACTTAAAGACGATGAAGAAGGTACATTGCGTCTTATTCGTCATGTTGTATTAAATGTGCTCAGACTCTATAACAAAAATTATGGGGGTAAGTATGGGGAAATCGTAATAGCCTGTGATTCTAAAAATTATTGGCGAAGAGATATTTTTCCATTCTATAAGGCAGCTAGAGCAAAAGAACGAGAAGATTCTGATTATAATTGGAAACATATATTCAATGGACTTAATAACCTCAAATCAGAATTAATGGTTTACTTTCCGTATAAAGTAATAGAAATTGAAAAGGTAGAAGCAGACGATATTATAGCAGTATTAGCCAAACATTCTCAAGAACCTGTATTAATTGCGTCTAATGATCATGATTTTCAACAATTATATAAGTATCCACACGTTAGACAAGTTTTACATTCTAACAAAAAGATTGTAACTATTGATGATCCTAATCGAGTATTATTAGAGCATATTATTCGTGGTGATAGAAAAGATGGTGTTCCTGGTATTTTAGGCGATGATGATGTCTTTGTAAATATCAGCAAACGTCAGGGCAGATTAACAGCAAAAAAAATGGATAAATACTTATCATTAGGATATGATGCTTGTGAAAATGATTATCAAAGAGAGAATTGGAAACGCAATCAACAATTGGTAGATTTTGATTTTATACCAAAAGAAATAGAAGATAATATTATTGATAAATATAATACAGCAATAACACAAACTAATCGAGGAATTATTATGGATTATTTAGTTAAATATCGTTGTAATTTATTAATCGAGAATTTAGACGATTTTTGATATGTTACCCTTATTAGCGCCAATATTAACTGTAAAAAACTTGAGTATTATTCTAGCTGCTATACTATTAGCCGGTACTATTTATGTAAAAGGTCGGTATGATGGTGCTAATAAAGTGATGCTAGAATATGCTGAAGAAAAACTTGCCTGGGAAAAGAAGATTAATGAAACTCAGGAAAAGTTAAACGCATCAATAGAAGATACCATTAAAACATATATTAAAGATACCGTACAAACAAAAGAAGTTATTAAATATGTAAAAAGTAAACCTACTGTTGTTACTAAATATATACCAGATGATAGATGTGAAATACCCAATTCATTTGTTGATTTACATAATAAAGCAGTAGATAATAAATCACTAGGGGAATTAACGGATACCAATGCTACTGGAACATCTAATAGGAAATTGACCGATGTTGCTGCTACTATTACGTTAAATTATTATCAATATAACGAAATGAAATCTAAGTTAGAAGCATTGCAAAATATCGTTAAAACATATAAAAAACAACAAACTAATCTAATAGGTATTGGTAGTGAATAAATATATATTTGTGTTTTGTTTATTATTATTGTCTGGGTGTAGTACTAATATGGTTACACATTCAGAACAACTTATGTTAAATGTTCCCGATGAATTACTAGAACCACCCCAACCATTAATAAAATTATAGAGAGCTAATTATGACAAAATATATTACTGAAGTGTTAAAAGAATTAAATGACAACGTATCATTATTGAATACTACTTATAAAAGAACGAATAACAATAGCGTATTGGGTATGCTATTTGAATATGCTTATATGCCAGAAAATAAATTTGTTTTACCAACAGGAACTCCACCATTTAAACCGCACACATCTCCATTAGGTATGACTCCTGCAATTTTTATTCAAGAAATTCGTAAGTTTGATATTTTTACTCGCAAAGATTTAACCAATTTTAAGCGAGAAATGTTATTTGTACAATTACTAGAAAATCTTCATCCACAAGAAGCAAAAATTCTCTTAGCTATTAAAGATCAAACATTAAATGAATTATATCCCAATTTAACGTATGATGTATTAGCAAAGGCCGGGTATCTTCCACCTAGAGTAGTTCCTGTTACACCTAAAGTTGCTCCTGAAATTGTGACCAAAGTTACACCAAAAGTTACACCAAAACCCAGGGCAAAAAAAGTAGTAGCACCCAAAGAAGAACCAAGTCAAGAGAATTTATCTGTATTAGAGGCATAGATGAAATATTTATTATGTGATCGTGAACTTGATATGTATATGGACAATGCACTTAGATATGCTAAAATGTCTAGGTGCGAACGTCTTAAAGTTGGAGCAGTTATTGTTAAAAATAATAATATCATCTCTTTTTCTTGGAATGGTACTGTAGCAGGAGATGATAATTGTTGTGAAGATGTTATATATGATGTTAATGGCAATCCTATATTAGTCACAAAACCTAGTGTGATTCATGCCGAAGAAAATGCTATTCTAAAATTAGCGCGGTGTAGTCATTCAGGAAAAAATAGTATCTTAATTTGTACTCATGCCCCTTGTAATGTGTGTGCTAGAATGATATACTCTACAGGTATTAGAACGGTATATTATAAAGATGTCTATAAAAGTAATGCTGGCATAGATTATTTAATAGATCATAAAGTTACGGTATTAAAATATAACAATGGTGCGCAGTAAACTAGTATGGTTCTCAATATGTATGTCAGATGGTCCCGATGCTGCTACAGAAATATATGAAAGATTATTATGATATACGAAAATGAAAAGCAAGATATTCCCCAAAAAGAGTAATCTGGTAGCAAAATATCTGTGGAAATTTAATATTCCAAAGGTATACCGAGATAAAACAAAATATAAACGAGAAAGAAAACATAAAGGAGAAAAACATGAATAGATTTATGATTATTTTAGCATTGGTATTGGGTATGGTTGGATGTGCCTCTCAAAGCGATCTAGAGGCTCTACGCAACGATGTAACCGAGAACCATGCCTTAGCTATGGGGGCGCAACAGACAGCCTCAAATGCCGCTCAGTGTTGTCTAGCAAATCGTCAGGCAATGGATAAGATGTATAGCAGACTCATGACAAAATAATAATAATTAGATTACATTTCTATATTAACCGACTATAACAGGTCGGTTTTTTTTGTTGAATAAATAATGTAATAAACAATTTAATAATTAAGCAGGAAAAAAATGATTAGATTCAATCAATTTATCAAGACAATTATTTTAGAAGCAAAATTAGAGCATTTTGTGCATCTTAATCTTGACCCTGAAAATGAACACCATAACGAACTTCTTAACGCTTTTAATAACAATAAAGAAAGATTAACCAAAAAACATCCGGCTCAGTATAAAGATATTGGAGATTTATCGAAGGCAGTTTCACCATATATTAAATCTCCAGAAGTTGCAGGTGCTACTTTAATTCATCACAATAAAGAAACTGGGGCCAAAGTATATCATGTTCATACTAATGATGCTGCATGTAAATTGAGTTCTGATACTTGGTGTACTTCTAAGGGTGGGTTTCCAACATATGATAAAGGACGTTCTTTTGTTATACATCTACCTAATGAACCAGATCGCAATTTAAGAAAAATAGGTATATTTGGAGATAACGATAATTACGATTCATATAATCATGGATTTCAAGACGCCGCTAATAAAGGTTTGTCTGATGATGATTGGAACACACTTAGGAAAAAACATAATTTAGATAAAATTCCTGCTCTTATGGGTATTAGAGGAATTCCAATTTCCAATACTGAAAAAAACAATAGAAGTAATGAACTAACCAATAAAATACAGACACATATTAACAATAATCCAAATGATACAGCGGGATTAGAAAAATTACTATCACATAAAGATATTTCACCCGACAATGTTAAACCAATTTTAGATACTAATGATAAAATATTACATTCAATGATATTACCACATCATAAGCTATTGAATAATGAACATATGAATACGTTATTTAAACAGCATAAAGACGATGATAATTTTTTCATCCCAATTATACATTATACTCCATATATTACAGACGATCATATCAATTATATTCTTAACAAACACAAAAGTACTACTAAGCATTCACCAGCAGCAATTACTTTATTATCAGAAATAGCTAAACGACCAACTTTATCACCAGAACAAACAAAAACATTATTTAATTTTTCATATAAACCAATTGATACTAATCTATTAGAACATATAAAAGGACCAATATTAGACGGCATGATAGACAGACATGTTATAAATAAAGAATCAGTTTATTCTTCACCAAAATATAATGCATTAACAAATCCTAATTTGTCGGCAAATAATATTACTAAAATATTAAATCACAACAATTCAGATGTAGATTATATTATAGCGCGACACAAAAATTTAGATAATACACACATAGATACATTAATATCAAGACATGGTAAATTCGGTTCTAACAGTATACTAAACGATATTATCTTCAATTCTCCCCATAAATTAACAAAACAACATAAAGACAAATTAAATAAATATAACTACCCATACTTCGACTAAGATATAACAATGATTAGATTTAAAGAATTTTTATTAGAATATCTTACACCACTTCAATCTAAACGATTAAAGGATCAGGTTAGAAAAGCATATCCAGAACACGAACAGTATATGACTCCTAAAGCAAGACAAGATACTGATCATTTTTTTGGAAAAGGTAAAGATACTTTACCAGTTGTTTTTATGAGTGCAGGAGGTCCACCCAACAGTAAATTAATTAATTCTGAACATAAAGATAAATTACCTGCTGTTTATATGAATGCTGGTGGTCCTCCTGAAAATCAGAATATTACTGAATCAACTAAAAATTATCCTATTCGATTAGAAACATTGGATGAAACATTAACTGATCCTCTTGTTGATAATAAAGGTGCAGGTGATGTAAACAATCATCATTCAAAATTAATTAATCCACCCTCTGTTGTTATATCTAAATTACGACATACTTATTCGAATTTAACAGATGCTCATGTCGAAACATATAAAACTTTAGCAAAAAATACCAATAATAATGATCCAGATTATAAAGAAGAAGTGCCAAAATATACATCAGGTAGTAGAGATATAAACGAATTTTTATTTAGAATACACACAAAAAATAAATCAAAACCATTAATACCACAAGCAGAATTTGATACAAGAGTAAAAAAAATAGATAAATTAATAAATAGTCATAAGACCCATGATGATATGTTTGTTTATACAGGACCACACTTTCATCCTAGAGATTATGCCGGAAAAACTGTTGAAGCACCAGCATATACTTCGACTTCATTGACACCTCATGTTGCTAAAGATTTTGGTATAGGTCGTCATATATTACGGATTCATTTACCTAAAGGTCATCCACATTTATTCATGGACCCAGAAAGTCAATATCAAGGTCAAGCTGAAGTTATATTACCTAGAGGAATAAAATTAAAAATAGCATCAAAACCATCCCATATAATAACAGGATTTTTTAATAATCATTTCTATAATTATAATAACAACGATGAAACAGATTATCATTTTTGGGATGCTCATATCGTAAACAATAAGGAATAAAAATATGATAAAAAGATTTAAAGAATTTTTAATAGAATACTTATTGCTGGAAGATAGAATTTCTTTTTTACAGAAACACTTTGCTGGTAAATTAGATTCCAGCCATGATATGCTTTCTACACATAATTCTTCCGATGATATTATTAATCATTTTGCTACTCACGCCGATCCCACTAAAAATAAAAGTTATACCCAGTGGATTCTAACTCAATACCAACAAAAAAATATTCGGCAAGAAGATCACCCTAGAATTAACGAAACACTAAAAAATTTCGATAGATATAAAAGTAAATTACCAGAAAAAGATATTAATAGATATAAAACTTTAGGGGATATTGATGCTGCTGTTGAACCACATATTAACACTCCAGTAACCAATAGAGAAAAATCAGCAGAAAAAATAGTTCAAGGTCGTGATCTAATTCATTCTTCTGATAATATGAAAGTCTATCATCTTAAAACTAAAGAAGCATCAAAAGAATGTTATGGCGGAGGTTCAGCAATAGGTAATACTGATTGGTGTACTGCTGCTAGAAGTGATAAAAATATGTTTGATTCATATAATAGTCGAGGTCCATTATATACATTTCACGTTAAAAATGATAAAGGAGGAACATCGCTTTATCAATTCTCTCCTGTTGCTCAACAATTTATGGATGCTAAAGATAAATCAGTTAGGATGGAAGATTTTTCTAAACAATATCCAGAAATTAAAAATATTCCCCATTTAATAGGAACCCATACATCATTAGTACCAGATGCGCCTAAAAATGAACAAGAAAGGATGTCATTAAGTAATAATCTTGGTAAATTTATTGATAGTAACAACACTATATCGAGGGAGTATTTTAAACATGCTATGAACCATAACTATTTATCAAATAAAGTGATTAATAAGCTAATAGATAGCAATAATTATTCAGAATATAGATTCCCTCTAGAATACCCGCATATATTAAAGCAGGATCACGTTGATAAATATGTTAAAAAATGGAAAAATAATATCAACGGGAATGGTCTTTTTGTTGGGCTATATAATCACCCACTTTTTAACGAACATCATATTAATGAATTGCTTAATCATACAGCAAATAAAGATCCCGGTTTTTTATCTCCATTAATGTATTCCCCTAATTTTACATCTAATAATATGGATACGTTAGTGAATAATATTAGTAAACATTCTACTAGTAGAGAAAATTGGGATAGAATTAATAAATGGCACATTCAAGATATATCTGAACACCCGCTATTTACTCCTGAACATCGCAAACAATTATCCGCAAACCCCAACATCAAACTCTATGGTAAACATATATGATAAAAAGATTTAAAACATTCTTAAAAGAAGGCTTGTGGCCGGAACAAAAAGCAGGATTTGAAGACTACGCTAAAACATATCATGGTATTGATATTCATAACAATAGAACTGCAATTAATTTATCTAAGCATATTATTCCAGAAGGTACTGATTCTATTAAAATTCCTGCCACAAATGAATTAGTATCATCTATTCATAAGCATTTAACATCTAATGGTTATAGTGATGTAGATTATGCTAAAGGAACTGCTGCTAAGAAATTTATTGATAGAATGGGTAACGAAAAGTCTCAAGTAACAAGTATTCCCAAAGCATTGGGTATCACAAAAGCTCCACAAGATATGATAGACCGATATGCTAATGATGATAGGGAAACATCGGCAAAATTAGCAACCGATCATGATATAATAATCAGTAGGAATCCATATCATATAGCTGGATGTAGTACTAATCCTGATAATCCTAATATGTGGTCTAGTTGCGCATCATTAAATCAAGATGGCATCCCTAAAGATAAAGTTAATGCTGGAGGACATTTACCCTATGATATCAAACACGGTACTCATGTGGCTTATCTAGTACCAAAACAAGAAAAGAAACCTGGGGAATCTGATAAAGATCATCACGATAGACTTATTGATCAAGCAACAGCAAGAATATTATTAAAACCATTCCATTCAGACTATGAAGATCATGCCATATTATATCCAGAATCAAAAGTATATTCTAAAGCAAGAAATGAAGGTAAAGGTAATAAAGTAGCAGATGGATTTTCGGAAACTGTCCAATCATTCGCTAATAAACATTTCCCAATGGAAGAAAATGTGCCATATAATAAACATGACTCTTTATATGATGATGATAATATTGGTACTATTTCTAAACTTAATATTAATAAACCTATTCACGCCCATATAGATCATGATACCTATGGAACTTTATTACGAAATCAGACAATTGATCCCGCCGATATTACTCATTTTTTGGACAATGGACATAATATTCAACCACACGATCCTTATTATAGTATTCTCCACCATTTACCAGATAATAAAGGTTTTAATAAATCTCATATCGACCAGTATATTAATAATGGTTTAACAGATAAAGTTGGAATACATGGTATACTTAATCATAGACATTTTACCCAACAACATTATAATACTCTGGTAGATAATGCTATATCTTCACCATCAAAACTTAACTCACTATTAAAAACGTCTTTATATGGTAGTAAAATATCTCTATCACCACAACATATGACTAAAATTACAAATATGTTGACCAGTACAGATGCTAGTAAATTATCACCAACTGATTTTGACAATCATATTGGTACATTGTCTTCATTAGTTCGTGTTCATAAATTACCCTATGAACACGTTAAGCGTATAATAGATAATGGTCAAAATCACCACATTATGAGTTTAGTAGGATATAATTGGAAAAATCATCCAGATAAAGATAAAATTCTAAATGACTTAACAAAAATTAATGATAAAGCGGCAATTACTCGTTTAACCGATAATAATGAGGATTTATCAGAACAACATATTGATAATCTTTTACAATCTCCTCATCTTACCGGGAATGCTCTGGAATATATGACGGCAAATAATATCATAAAAGGCCACCATATGCACCAAATATTAGATAGATTAGCGACAACAAATGATCATCCTACACTTCCTATAGTGCGGAATTTAGTGATACAACACACATTTAAACCATCACATTTCAATAAAATATTAAATAAAATAAATTTTGTTAATAAAGACAATAAAGACCGCATTATTGATTCTATTCTCTATAGCCATAAATTTACTAGTAACGAACTCACTAAACTTATACCAAAAATTCCTGATCGTAATAAAGAAGCATTAATTCAACATCAATCTAAAAACTTCTATCCAGAACACATTGATACATTATTTGCCGATCCTGCTGTCCAAAATAGCACTAAATTATTAACCCATTTATCAAAACTTACTGATAATCCCAAACATTATTCTACATTATTAAACCGTAATTATGATGCTCTGGATACTCAAGTAGCAAGAAAAACCAATCTATTACCAGAACATGTTAATACTTTATTTAATAAAGATAATCCAGTAATTAGGTCTTCATTATCATTAAATGGCTTTTTAAGTAAAGAACAACACCAACAAATGTTACACGATCCTACGTTAGATGATACAATGCGAAACGGTATGTTAAGAGTATTAGCCCAAAGTAAAAATGTGCATCCAGATATTATTAGTGGTATATTAGATAAGAGTAAAACAGATATAGACCCAGATAATATACACAGGCACTTATTAGATAATCGTCATATCACCTTAAATAAAGATCATTTAAATGATTTAAGCCATGGTTATATTACTAACGATAATTTACAAAAAGTAGCAGCACACCCTAATATTTCATCTGATACCATAGATCATATTACTAATAACATTATATTTAATAAATGGGATACTAAAAGCAAACCACATCTTATTCATAATTTAATTAATAATCCTAATACTTCCCCAGAACAAATAGCAAAACTTAAATCCCATAAAGAATTTATTCATTGGTAAACAAATATGATTAAAAGATTCAAAACATTTTTAAAAGAAGAATTAACACTACCACAAAAACATGGATTTCGTTTATATGCCAAAACGAAAGGTGTGGATATTCATGATAATAGTGCCGCAATTAATTTATCTAAGCATATTATTCCAGAAGGTACTGATTCTATTAAAATTCCTGCTATGAATTCTATATTATCCGATGTACATGAGCATATTATAAAAAGTGGTTTTCATGGAATGGATTATGCTAGAGGAGTAGCATATAAAGAATTTACTGATAAAATGGGTAAAAAGAAGCGACAAGAAACTAATATTGGTAAAATACTAAATACTGCTCCC